AATCCAACTACCTATGCTTTTCCTTGCCTCTGCATTTAATGGCATTTTCTTGTATTTAAATCTACTGTCTCTACTCTTTTGGTATGTACTCTCAGCACCCTTTACACCTTCATCCTGATAGATACCATAGTCAGCCATATAAAACTCTAAAGAAAAGCTATTAGGACTAACGTTTAAGTCATATCCTAAGCTGCCTTCTAAGTCCCCACTTGATGATCCCGTAATGAATTTGTTATTACGATGCCTTCTAAGGTTTCCCTTTGACTGTTTTATAATTGTTTTAGCAAATGCCTCTAAGGCTTGTTTTGTTTCTTTAAAGGTCATTAGCAGACTGTCATATCATTTACTACCATTACACTAAAGGTTGCAGTCCATCCTGCTAATTTGTTTTCAAACCTATCTACAAATGGCTCACAAGTTACATCAGATTCTACTTGATACTTGTCTGTGTAGCTATCCCCTCTTTGTAGTTCGTTTATTACCCTTGTTAGTAGTGCAAGTTGTGTGTTTAGTACGTCCTGTTCGTTGTCGTTTCCTACAAAGGCATCTGTAACCTCATCGTTGGATATATCCACTATGTCCATTGCAAGAACAGAAATACTAAAAGTTGTGGTCTTAGTACCTACTACTGCATTGTTAACTATAATATGCGACAAAGGAAAGATACTCTGCTTATCTAAATCTACATCGTCAATACTTCCATAGGTAACCGTGTTTACAAATGGCTCTGCATTTAGTAGTGTTTTTAGTTTGTCTGTTACTTCGTAAAATCCTTTCATCTTTTCTTAATCATTGATTTTTCTAATTCTGTCTTTTCTTTTTCAAAGGCTAAATACATAAATGACTTGTGCATATTTAGTTTAGTAATGTTGTCGAATTGGGTAACATCTCCCTTAGCCAGTCCATAGATTGATTGATACCAACCCCACTTTCTTCCAAAGCTACTCGTTGCTGAGTAGTCAGATTCTCCCCCATCTCCTTCGCTAAATATTTCAGGGTAGTTTGCAACAACTCGTTGTTTAAACTGTAAAAAAAAACCAAGCAACCCATTACAACATCTAAAGGCGTGTCCTTGAACTTCTCGGTGTCCTCCTTTGCGGTGTATTCTTCTATTTGGTATCTATCATCCTTTTTAAGTGTAACTGGTCTGTAAAGTACTGCCATAGCTTTGTGCATTGTTTCCCAATCTGATATGCTGCTATCAAGGTCTATGTACTCCCCTAAGGTAATGTCATCTAACTTTGGTATGAAACCGTACTCTACACCCTTTAAAGTAAATGTAGGTATTAGTTCTGTCTTTACGTTAAACATACTATTTAGGTCAGATACTATACTATTTACGTATTTGTATTTGATTCTTGCTATGTCTTTTAAATCCAGTCTGCAAAATATCTCAACCATTTTGTGTAACAAGAAGTTACTATTTTGGTTGTCTACTGTGTTTAGCTTTTCAAACTTTTGATATTGTTCTAATGTTATATCAGATAACTTTTCAGGTATGTATATGTCTATTTTCATAATCGTATATTAATACAATAAAAATACGACAAATATGTATAAAAGAAAAGGGGACATCTCTGCCCCCTAATCCTAAACAAACCAAATGAAAATCTATCTATAGGTTTCGTACATATACTTGTACAGTTCTTCTATCTTGTTTTCTAACTCTTTTGAGTTCTGTGTGTATTCTTCTTTTCCTACCTGTGTGTTTTTCTGTATCACAAGATGTATTTTTACTTTTGACTTATAACCACCTTGCGTAATAGGCTTTAAAACGACAAAGAATCCATTATCCCAGCACCACTTCTTGTGCAAGTATGGTCTCATAAAGTCGTTGTCTATCGCCATATCCAAAAAGCTATCTTAACAAATGCAAATATAGCGATGTAATATGCAAATGTAAGTATTGTAATATCTCTAATTGCTTTCTTAATGCGCTTCCTGTTTTGTTTAGCACAAATTTCTTTTTTAATAATAATGTAATCTTTCATTGTTTTATAATTTAAAAGGGGCATTGCTGCCCCCTGTTGTTTAAAAGTAGTAGTTAATTGATTCTTTTGCTGACCATCCTTTATTTACTAAATCTTTTGCAAAGTTTAATTTTTCTTGTAGATAGTCGTTGTGGATAAAACCTTGTTCTGTTAAATCTTTGTAAGGAAAGAATACCTTACCATTCATATCGACTTTACTTAGGTTTTTTAATTGTTTTGTTAATTCTTTCATTGTGTTATTGTTTTATGTTTATGATGTAAATATATAACCTTTTTTTTAATTAACAAATAATAAACAATTTATTTTTAATATACATAGTATTGTCCCCTATGTGCGTTATTTAACGTATCTGTTAATACATACCTAAATGCATCTATGCAGTCAGGATGTTCTCCTGTTGGTTTTGGTAGCGTGTTGCCATCTTTGTCTTTTGCCCATACATATCCTTGTAGTTCTCTTTTTAGATTCCTGCTTCTGCTTGTTACGTATATCTCGTTTTGGTTTATTAGGTTGATTCCAAAGTTTACACTATCCCTACCTTTTGTACAAGGGTAGATATTATGCCCATCCCTTCTAAGCGTTTCTATGGACTTCGGTTCAGCTTGGTCGGCAACTATGTTGTCTTTTATATTATTGTGCCTTAGAAACAAGCTAACGTCCCTTAAAACCGTATTAGACTTATAGAATACTTCATCAGCTATGTAGGCTTCGTTCCATTTGTATAATCCTATGATTGTAGTGGGGTCTGTATATCCAAAGTCCATACCGTAACCTAATAGCCTTGCTTCGTTTGGTACTGTATCTATCTCTTTCCAATCAGGAATACATACACCTTCTAAAGAACCTGTTTCACCTAAACCGTAAACCCTCCACCAATTAGACCAATAAGTAGATGTCTTTGCCTTATCTCTTGCTTTCTCTATTTCCCTTATTATGGTTTCAGGTAATGCATCGTTGTCTTTATAGGTAAGTGTAATGTAGTCCGTATCTTCTCTTCCTATTAGTTCCTTGTCCACCCAAAACAAACTTGATGGGTTGTAGTCTAACCATATTGTCCCTGATGTTCTAACTGCTAATTGTGTGTAAGCATCAAAGGGTACGTTATTACATTCGTTGATGTATAGGTCAGTACGTCTTGCACCTCTTAGTTTCAACGGTTGGTCAGTTGAAAAAAACTCTATGTAGCTTCCGTTTGTAAAGGTGTATTTTAACGTGCTTTTATTGTATTGGCTTTCTTCATACCTATTTAAACTTTTTAGGATAGACAAAAAATCCTTTACGCACCCACGCCTAAGATGTGGAATACTCTCCGACACTACACTAATCTCTTTGCCTTCGTTTTTAATGGCATAGTCTATTAGCAAACAAAGTATTGATATAGTCTTAGATGCACTTGTACCACCCTTAACTACTCGTGTCCTACTCTGTAGCTTTCTTAGCTTATGAAATGCAATGGTTTTCTTTACTCGCATACAAAATGCAGGTTAGGGTTGTGGTTATCCCTAATCCTCCATAAACAAAGGTAAGTCCTCATTGATAGTAATGTCTTTGGTTTCTCTTGGCTTACCTGCGTAATAGTTATAGAAAAGTTGTACAAACTTAAAGTCCCCTCTTTCTACTCCATCCTTTAATGCTATGTAAGCTGCATCTTCTAATGGAGAAAGTTTCTCTATAAGGTTTACTTCTTCTGTCTTAGACTTTCTGCCTGCACCATCTCTTTTTCCTCCGTGTGCCATCTTGATATAACTTGATTATTCATATATATAATAAAAAAAACTATTCTTTGTTAAATAACAATGCTATTACTAAAGCTAATATTGCAGTTAAATAAAATATAGTTATTGCTTCAAACATCGTACAAAGTATAATATACAGTTAGTTCTTCGTTAGCCTTTATTGGTTTAATAGTATATAGGCTGCCTATCCTGCCCTCTTTTAGTATAAAGCAGTTAGGACTATCCCTATGGTTTAAAAAGCCTCCTAATGGTGTTCTTATTAGTTCTTCTAAATAGGGGTTTATAGCATCTACTTTATGGTGTGTTATTCCTAAGTCATTTCCTGCTTCTATTTTTTCTTTAGCAAATACTCCTTGTCCGTGTATCTTGCTTTTCTTTATAGTCAGTTCTTTAGGTAGAGGTTTATACATTTATTAGTTTTTTAAGGTTTCTATGTTTTGTATTAATATCTCTTAGTTCTAAAAGTACCTTTGCGTATTTTCTTTTGTAGAAGTCCCTACCTCTATATTTAGCATTTTCTTTTTTAAACTCCCTGCTTACAAGTTTGTCTATTTTTTCGTAAACCTGCATATGTCTTTCTTCGTGTTGTCCTATCCAGTCTCTGTATAGTTTTAAACCGTGTAGTACTGTTGCGTGGTTCTTGTTTACTGATTTGCCTATCACTTCTAAAGAGTGTAAAGTGTATTGCCTACATAGGTTGTAGTACATCGCCCTTGTATATACTAACTCCGTTTTTCGTGAAACCTGTGTTAGGTCGTATCCTGTTTCTGTTTCTACTATTTGTTTAATCTTGTCTATTGTCATATTCTATTTCTTTAATTGCTTTTAATATTCCTGCACAAGCCTCGTAATCTTCCAAGTCCTCGTACATCTTTAATGTTTTATACATTTCTGCCATACTTACACCGTTCTGAAAGTCTATTAGTGCAAGTAGGTAAAACTCTTTCATTTCTTTATTCAAAACATCCTTATTTGGGATTGATGTTGTTTTAACCGTTTTGTTGCTGCTTCGTAATATTCTGTGTCTATTTCATATCCTGTTAAATTATATCCTAAGTTATGACAAGCTATTGCTATGCTTCCACTTCCTAAGTGTGTGTCTAATATTTTATCTCCTTCTTTTGCATAGTTCATAAGTAACCATTCGTATAGTGCTACAGGCTTTTGTGTTGGATGTATTTTATTACTTTCTTTATAAGTAGAGTATTTGTAAATTTTTGCTACTTTTTTAAAACTATGCCAAGCAAATTCACAATCGCTAAAACTCATACCTTCAGGGCTGCCTTTA